TTAGAAGAAGCAATAACTTCAGTTCAAATGCCTGATGGCGAAGAATCTATAGAAATTGAAATAGATGATACAGCAGAAGAACTAGAAGCTGCAGAAGCTATGGGCATGTTTGATGACATGCAAGACAACATGATGACCGATGATCATGATGCAAATTTAGCTGAAGCAATGAGTGAAGAAGATTTACAAGATGTAGCAAATGAATTATATGATGGCTATACACGTGATAAAGAATCACGACAAGAATATGATGATATTGCCGAAGAAGGTGTTACCTTATTAGGTTTTAAAGATGATGAAGGTGATGAACCTTTTCCAGGGGCATGTAGTGCAACTCACCCTGTATTAGCACAAGCAGTTGTAAAATTTCAAGCAAAGACTTATAAAGAATTATTTCCAACCGAAGGTCCAGTACGTACACGTATTATCGGAATGGATACTATACAAAAACAAGAACAGGCAAATCGTGTTCGTCATTTTATGAATTGGCAAACACAAATACAAATGCCTGAGTATGGACCAGAGCTAGATAGATTATTATTTTACGTTTCCCTATATGGTACAGCATTTAAGAAAACATATTGGGATCCAACACAACAAAGAGCATGTACAGAATTTGTAAAGTCAAGTGATTTCTATGTAAATTATTTTGCATCTGATTTAGAAAGTGCTGAACGATTTACACACAAATATACCTTATCTAAAAACCAAGTTAAGAAATTACAACTAGCAGGAATGTTCCGTGACTTAGATGTAATTGAAACACAAGTTGAAGAAACAGCAGCAACAGAAAGTGCAAACGAAATTGTTGGTAGTTCTAAACCAGGTATGGAAGAAGATGAAGTAGAAATTTTAGAAGTACATGCTAATATAGATTTACCAGGATATGAAAATGAAGATGGATTAAAATTACCATACATTGTTCATATGACAATTGACGAACAAGTTTTATCTATAAGAAGAAACTGGGATGCAGATGATATGTTAATGAAAAAGAAAATGTACTTTACTCATTACACAATGATTCCAGGTTTAGGTTTTTATGGATATGGATATTTGCATTTGATAGGTGGCTTAACTAAAACAGCCACATCCTCCCTACGCCAGCTTATTGATGCTGGTACATTTGCTAACTTGCCAGGGGGTTTCAAGGCACACGGTTTACGTGTACTTGCCCCTGACGAGCCTATTGCTCCGGGAGAATGGAGAGAAGTAAACAGCCCTGCTGGGGATTTAGGAAAGTCATTACAACCATTACCATTCAAAGAACCTTCTGGAACTTTATTCCAGTTAATGCAATATGTAACAAATCTTGCAAAAGAGTTTGCCGATGCGACTGATAACGTAGTAGAACAAGGTTCTAACTATGGTCCTGTCGGTACTACAATGGCTTTGCTAGAGCAATCTTCAAAGCTATTCAACGCTGTGCACAAACGCTTACACGCTGCTCAATCCAAAGACCTGCGTATTCTCGCTAGATTAGATAGCGAATATCTTCCTGATATGTATCCTTACGAAGTCGCAGGCAGTGCACAGCAAGTTTTTAAAGAAGACTTCAATTTAAAATCAATTGATGTTATTCCAGTATCTGATCCTAACATGCCAACAGAAGCTCATAGGATTGCAAAGATAAATGCTATTATGTCTATAGCTCAACAAAACCCTGCAGCTTATAACATGCAACAAATTAGTATGGAGTTATTTGCGGCTATGGGTGTTGAAGAGCCACAAAGATATTTAGCACAATCACAACAACCTATGTCAGCTAATCCTATAACAGAGAACATGGCTGCTATGAAAGGTACACCACTACAAGCACAGATGGATCAAAACCATGATGCACATATTGTAACTCATGGAACTATACTACGTAATCCTGCGTATAAAGAAAATCCTCAATTACAACAAATACTAATGGCACATATTACAGAACACTTAGCTATGAAGTACCAACAAGAAATGATGATGATGATTGAAGATCCTCAAGCACAACAAGCATTAATGATGGCACAGCAACAAGGTCAACCACTTCCGATGGAAGTACAAAACCAAATTGCATTAATGGCAGCTAACGCTTCTGATAAAGTATTACAATTTGATGAAGAGAAAGCTAAGATCATGGCTGGTGAAGAAGATAAGAATGAACAACTAGAAATACAAAAACAAGATCTAGCATTACGTGCACAAGCTGAAATGAATAAACTTAAGATGCATAATGATAAGATGGATCTTGAAGAAGCTAAGCTTATGACAACTGATGAGAACGAAGATGAAGATCGTGCTCTTAGATTAAAAGAAGCTGAGATGAGATTTGCCAGTGATATGGCAAAAGACGCTGCCAAGACAATGGATGCGGCAGTTAAAATAACGCGACAATAAGGAGGATATTATGCCAAAATACGCGATGAAAAAACCTGCCCTTCAAAGAAACAAGTCTATGGACAAAGGTATTAAAGTAGGGCCGAAGAAAAAATCTAAAACTAAAAAATCAGGTTCAACAGGTAAAGCTGGTAAAGCTAAAGTATCAAAGAAACAAGGATACAATGCTAGACTTGATGAATCTTTAGGTATGAGAACTGGTAAAGCTGCTGGTAAAAAACAAAACTATAAAGCTAGAAGAGATGAATCCAAAGGTATGGAAAAAGCAATGGGCAGAAGAGCTTATGCTTCAGTAGGTACTATGGATAAAGGTAAAAAGAAAAGAGGTTAGTATGGCGAAGAAAGCTAAGAAATCTACAAAGAAATCTAAAGCTAACCCGTATACTAAACCAGGTTTACGAGCTAGATTGTTGTCTCAAATAAAGGGGCAAAATACTCATGGTACTGCCGCTGGACAATGGTCCGCTCGTAAGGCCCAACTACTGGCTAAAAAATATAAAGCAGCTGGTGGTGGTTACAAATCATAATGGCGTTAACTAGAGCACAGAAAAGTTTAAAGGATTGGGGTAAACAAAAATGGCGAACGAAATCTGGGAAGAAGTCAAGCGTTACTGGAGAAAGGTACCTTCCGACCAAAGCGATCAAGGCCTTGAGCTCCGCAGAATATGCCGCGACTACGAAAGCAAAGAGAGCGGCAAAGAAAAAAGGGAAGCAATTCTCAAAACAACCGAAGTCAATAGCAAAGAAAACAAAGAGATATAGATGAAACCTGAACACAAGAAAAAAGTAAATAAAGTTATTAAAGGTTTAAAGAAAGCTTCTAAGTCGCATGCGGCTCAAGCTAAAACTTTACAAAAAGTATTTAGAAAAGGAAAAACAAAAAGATGAAAAAGCCTGACCCAAGATTAAAAAGAGCTGGGGTATCTGGTTATAACAAACCTAAACGTCTAAACGATGGCAGTGGTAAATCACATATCGTCGTAGCTAAAGATGGCGACAAGATTAAAACAATTAGGTTTGGTCAATCAGGAGTAAAGACTAATCAAACAGTAGGACAACGTAAAGCTTTTAAATCTAGACATGCAAAGAACATTGCTAAGGGTAAAATGTCTGCAGCATATTGGGCAGACAAAGTAAAGTGGAGTCCTAGTAAAACTAAATCTCCATCTAAGAAATGGAAAAAAGGATCGTAATAACAGGTGAGTGAAATGAAAGTATCAGATAACACAAGTGTAAGTATGCCTATGAGAAATCTCATTAGCATACTCGGAGCTACAGCTCTGGGTGTGTGGGCCTATTTCGGCGTGATTGAACGCCTAAATAATATTGAGACCCAAGGTAAGTTAATGCTAGCAGACGTTGATAAAAACACAGAGTTTAGAATTAAATGGCCTCGTGGTGAAATGGGCTCCCTCCCCGCCGATAGTCAGCAGGACATGTTAATCGAGTTCATGGCATCTCAAATTGAGGCTATGCAAGAAGAAATGGAGAGTATGATGAGTAATACCGTAAATATAAAGAGGGCACAACAGGATATAGAAAAAATGATTGCTGATATAGAAAAGCTTAAAGACAGAGTTAGAGAAAATGGGAGTAAAGATGGAAGTTATTAGTGTAATACTTATGTTTGTTTTCGGTAATATGAATGACCAAGAAACTCAAATGACACAGTATATTCCTATGGAATCATTATCTAAATGCATGAAAGAAGTTAGGGTAATGAAGAAAAAGAAAACAGAATTTGTTAAGGATGCTTTTTGTGGACCAGGCATTGTACACATAGAGGATGGAGAAGTAATAGCTTTATATAACGAAATACCAGATGGCGCTAAATTAGTTAAAAAAGATATAGACGCAGAAGCTTTTAAAAGATGGTCATTACGTGCTAAAGCTAAATGGGATAAATAAACAACATGCGTTGGTTATTTTTTATTTTATTATTTATATTAATCGTAAGCGCATTCAGCGGTTAAGCTATGTCGTTCTTAGTAGCAAACTTACCTCCTACTAAAGTCTATGTTAAGAAACAATATTTATATGATCATCAAAAAGGTCATGGAGAATTTGTAGAAGGTGTTTGGGTTAGCTGCAAATCTATCCAAGGTAGGGCGCTCTACTTTGAAACGTATCTTCCTGAGTATGGTGCTTTATACGATAAGTTGCCTATTAGTGCTTTCGTTGATAGTCCTACTGAGTTGGATGTTGAGTTAGAAGAACTTGAATTATGGGATGCATTTAGTTATCACATAACAGTTATAGAGAAAGCTTCTTTATCAGGATGTAAAGCTAAGTATCTTGCTCCATCTAAAAAGTTTTATACAGGAGAATATTTATTTACCATTGACAGTTGTCATGCAGATAAAAATATTTTAAACACTGGTTATTCAGAAGTACCAGAAGAACATAAATCATTTAACATATTACTATTAGACAATGGGCACTTTGCAGCTCAGCCAAACAATAGAGTTATATTCTATGATAAATCATTAACACCAGCAAAAACTTTAATGCCAGATTTTAAAGTATCTACTATTGAATACAATGTAGAAACAGAAAGTAAATGGACAGCTGGTGATGACACAAACTATTTCTACGATTTAAAAGAAAATAAGTTGACAACCGAAGAATAATCCTATATACTATAATTGACTGCCGAAAGGAGTCACGATTTAATTTCGCTTAACAAGGAGGTTATATGATTAAATCACTCGTAGATTGGGAACCATACAGACCATTTACCGTTGGGTTTGATTCTTTATGGGATAGACTACAAACGTTAGAATTGGATGTTCCTAATTACCCACCATACAATATTCGTAAGATTGATGATCTAAAGTATTCTATCGATCTAGCATTAGCTGGATTTGGTAAGAAGGACGTATCAATTAATTATGCGGATAATTCATTAACAATTAAATCTAAACCAAATGATAAGAAGGCCGACGATGTCGTACACCGTGGCATATCTCAACGCGCTTTTACGCGCACGTTTGCATTAGCAGATGATGTAGTAGTCAATGACGCTAAATTTGAGAACGGATTATTATCTATTGAATTAGAAAAAATTGTACCTGAGGAGAAAAAGCCAAAGGAAATAAAAATAAAATAACGAGTGGGGCGTAATGCCCCCTCAACTTACAGGAGGTACTATGGCTGAAGCCAAAGATTACAAGGAGAGATTAAGTAAAATTATACAGGAGTCCATCGAAGCAAATCAAGCACAGATATTACAAGGCGCTCCATCAATGGAAGATTATAAATACATGTTAGGTATACAACATACTCTTACAGATTTACAATCTAGATTACATAGTGAGTTAGTTAAATTAGTAAAGGAGACGCACGATGGCTAAAGAATTACCAATTCCTAGTGGATTTAGAATATTAATTAAAGTTAGAGAAGTATCCAATAAAACCAAAGGGGGCATCATATTAACGGATGAATCTGTAGATGCAGCAAAATTTTCTTGTGTAGTATCTAAAGTTATCAGTATGGGGCCAGATTGTTACCATGACAAAGATACTCAATGGTGTAAAAAAGGTGACTGGGTATTGACAGGAAAGTATGTAGGGCTTAAATTTAAGTATGATGGTGAAGAATATGCTATTATAAATGATGATGAAGTTGTAGGCGTAGTACCAGATCCTACAAAAATTACACATAAATAGTCTTGCATTATCTAAGAAACTAGTGTACAATATACACTAGATAGTGATAAACGCGGTTCACGACCGAGGAGTAAAATATGGTAGAAGACGAAACTAAACAGAGTGAATCTACAGAAGATGATGATATCATAGTAGAGTTACCTGAAGAAGACTTAGATGAAGCAGATACAAAAACTGAAGAATCTACAGAAGAACCTAGTGATACTGAGGTTGCTGAGGAAGAAGACGATGGCGAAGAAGAAACAGAAACAGTCTCGGAAGAGGATGAAGGAAACGAACCAGAAGCTAAAGAAGATCCAAAAGCTGATAAAGTATTCGGCAAGCGTGCTGAGAAACGTATTAAGCGCCTTGTTGCGCAGAAAAAAGAACTTGAAGAAAAACTCAAGAGCTACGAAGAAGAGAAAACTTCGTGGATAAGCGAAAGAGATCAACTTAAAAGTAAACAAGCTGACTCTGAACTTGACGCAATCAACCAATATATGGATAGATTGGAAGCTCAAGAGAAACAAGCTTTAAGTGTTCTTAAGACTGCAAAAGAAGCCAGTGACGTTGACGCTGAGATAAAAGCAACTGATGTCTTAGCATCTGTGAAAGCAGAAAGACTGGTGGCCAAACAATATAAGGCTAGAGCTGAAAAAGGTTTAGAATCTAAACCTAAGAGTTCGGAGAAGAAGGAAACTAAAACTCCAGCACCTCGTAAATCAGAGCAACCTTTACCTGACAGAAAAGCATTAGCTTGGCAGAAAAGGAATAGTTGGTTTGGAGGAAATAACACTGGAGACAGAATTAAAACGCAAGCTGCTTTAGTTATCCATAAAGAACTTCTTGATGAAGGTATTGCACCTCAAGATGGTTCAGATGAATACTATAGTGAGTTAGACGCTAGATTAATTCAAGAGTTTCCAGACTTGAGAAAAAGAACTGTTAGGAAGGTTCCTACAGTTGTCGGTGGAACGCGCGCCACCCCGGGAAAAAAGAAAGTGCGATTAACCAGATCTGAAATAGAAATGGCTGATCGTCTCAACGTTTCCTATGATGAATATGCGCGACAAAAATTGCGCCAAACAGAGGCGGGGAGCTAATATGACACAAGCAACTAAAACTAGCCGTACTACTCGGGCTTCGGCAACTCGAAAAAGAACATTTGAGGCACCATCAAAATTGAAGGCACCTCCTGCACCTGAAGGTCAAGAGTACATTTGGGTAAGACATGAGTTGTTAAATCAACCAGATGATGCAAATGTTCATGAAAGACTACGCGAAGGTTATGAAATAGTCAAACCTGAGGAATTAGGAAAAGACTACATAGCTGACGTTATGTCTGCTGGCAAACACGCAGGTGCTGTCCGATCAGGCGATTTAATTCTGATGAAAACTGATTCAGAATATATGGCTGAGAAGAGAGAATACTACGAAGATCAAACGAAGAAAGCGGCTCGAGCATACGGGCAAGATTTAAAAAGCGCTTCTCATTCAAGCATGCCAGTGGTAGATGAATCTACAACCTCGGTAACAAGAGGTGGAGCGGGTAAAACTGCTAAGTTTGAAGATTAACACCGCGTTAGTCATTTAATCGAACTTAGTACATAAGTAATAGGAGATTATTATGGCTTATGGTTTATCACCTGTACGTCAAGCTAATGGTGGGACAATTCGTCTCAACAACTGGGTTGATGGTAACGGGTACCGCATCGCTGCAACTGCACCTTCTGCATATTTTGAAGGTGACACTGTTTCGTTATCTAGTGGCTTATTAGTAGCCGACATTGGTTCAGGAGATCTGGGCGCAATTGTTGGTGTTTTCTGGGGCGCAGAATATCAAGACAATAATTCAGGCGATGTAAAATTCGTAAGATCAATTCCTAATGGTACTGTTGCAAAAGCACAATACAAAGCATATGTTTATGATGATCCATCAACGATCTTCAAAATGGAAGCAGATCAAGCTGCTAGTGCATTAACATCTGCTGATGTGGGTGCTGTAGCACAGAACTTAACAGGAACTGGTTCAACAGTGACACACAAGGGCGGAAGCTCATTGGACTCTTCAACTGCAAGTAATGCTCAAAACGCTACACAAAAAGCGTATCCTTTCCAGATTTTAGGATCTGCACAGGATGATTTAGGTTATACTTCAGCTGGAACTACAATGGACGTTCTTGTTAAAATTAACACGCATTCATGGGGTGTCTACGACGGCAACTTCCCGACTGCTTAATAATAGGAGTAAATTACTATGGCTATAACTAGAGGTCAGTTACTCAAGGAATTAGTACCGGGATTACACGCCATCTTTGGAACGGAATATAAACGTTACGAAGACGAGGCAGCGGTACTCTTTGAGAGCGAAAAATCAAACAGAGCCTTTGAAGAAGAAGTTCTTTTTCCAGGGTTCGGCGAAGCTTCAGTAAAATTTGAAGGTCAAGGCGTAGACTACGCTAATACAGGTGAAGGTTGGGTAGCAAGATACACAAACGAAACTGTAGCAATGGCTTTCTCAATTACAGAAGAAGCTATGGAAGATAACTTATACGACAAGTTATCAACTAGACTAACAAAAGCATTAGCTAGATCAATGGCTGCTGCTAAACAAACAAAAGGTGCTGCGGTATATAACAACTCCTTCACAGGTGGTGTATATGCTGGTGGTGACGGTGTATCACTAATCAATAGTGCTCACCCACTACAAGACGGATCAACTGCATCAAACACTCCATCAGTTCAAGCAGAGCTTTCAGAGACTTCTCTGGAACAAGCTTTAATTGACATTGCTGGATTTACTGATGACAAATCAATTCCGATCGCTGCACAAGCTAGAACTCTACACATTCCAAGACAATTGGTATTCGTGGCTGAGAGACTAATGGCGTCTCCATACAGAGTTGGAACTGCAGACAATGATGTCAACGCAATCGTATCTAAAGGTATGGTTCCGGGTGGATATCATGTTAACCACAGATTTACTAACAGTAAATATTGGTGGTTAAGAACTGACGTTCCTAACGGTATGAAGCACTTCACTAGAACTCCAATCGAGACTAAGATGGAAGGTGACTTCGAGACTGGCAACGTTAGATACAAATCTCGTGAGAGATACGTATTTGGTTTCTCTGACTGGAGAGGCTTGTACGGTTCTAACCCAGCGTAAAGCTTAGTGAGGGGGCTGAAATATGCCCCCTTGCACAAACATTAAACCTATTGACTGCGTAAGCAGACAGAAAAACAAGGAGTAAGACAATGGGAACAACAACTTTTTCAGGCCCGATTAAAGCGGGTAACATACCAGCTACAACAGGTACCACAGTAGGTACTGATGTAAAAAATATTGGGTCAGTAGTAATGGCACAATCTGTTGTGTTGGATATCATCGGAGCAGATGCGTTAAATCAACGTGTTGCAATCGTTCCAGCTAATTCACAAATTGTAGATGTAATCTTAAATGTTACAACTGTAAATAATGATAGTGGAACAGCAACTGTTGCAATTGGAACATCTAGTGATGATAATGCATTCATAGCAGCAACTAACGTTAAAGCATTAGGAACTACACACGGTACTTTAGATACTGAAGCAACTGATGTTGGATCTACTGATTTAGAAGTAGTTGCAGATTTTGTAGCAGGAACTGAAGATGGCTCTACTGGAGCTGCAACAGCAACTGTTTTATATATACAAAATAACAACTTAAGCTAATATAATTAGGGGAGGCTTTGGTCTCCCCGTTTAAAGGAATAGACATGACATTTCAAACAGACGCAAAAGTAACTAATATAGCTACAGGTGCAACAGGCACAAGTGCTACTAGTGATGGTCAAGCAACTAATGCACATCCTCAAAGATTGTTGGGTCTTAGTTTAACTGCAGGAAGTAATACAGCTACTGCCGTTGTTCAAGATGCTAACTCTGCGTCAGGTGCAGTATTAGCAAGATTATCTGCAGTAGCAAATACAACTGCTTCATTTGTGGCACCGCATGATGGCATAAAAGCATCTACTAATTTATTTGTTACAGTAACAGGTACAGCATCTAACGCTTTAGTTTACTGGAATTAATATGCCAGAAATATCCAAATATGATTTGGAGATACAAGAACTTAAAGGTGAAATAAAACTTTTAAGCGAACGTGTATCCACTATTAAAGATAATCATTTAAAGCATATAGAAGATAAAATTAACGCCATTACCAAAGTCATGTATACTATTGGCTTTATGGTATTAGGGCAGCTCTTGTGGGTTATAACTAGAGCATTAATGTAAGGGGGCAACGTGGCTAGTTCAGGTACACGTACATTTAATCTGCAAATTGCAGATGTAATTCAAGAAGCTTATGAACGATTGGGAGTGAGCTCAAAAGGTGGTTATGATCTAATCACTGCTAGACGTTCTCTTAATCTATTAATGATTAAATGGATTAACCAAGGTGTTAATCTGTTCACATTACATTTACACGAAGTAGCAGTAAATTCATTTAACAATACAACTTATCCTACATTTGACCTAGCGGCTAATGGATATTCAGATATCCTAACAGCAGCTTGCAGAGATACTGATGCAACTCCTGATCAAGATATTGAGATGGAAAGAATTAGTTATGCTGATTGGTTATCTTACCCAAATAAATATGCAACAGGCACTCCACTTAAATACGCAGTAGATAGAAATGCGGAATTTGATTCTAGTGGAACAGCTAATCACACAGTTTATTTATGGCCTGGACCAAGTGAAGATAGTAGATTTAAAATAGTTATGTGGGCTATTAAATATGGAGAAGATATAACTGATAATTATCAACAAAATGCAGCAGTACCTAAAAGAATGTTACCAGCTTTAATAAGTGGGTTAACAGTAGAACTGGCAAATAAACATCCTAAACTTGTACCTATAGATAGAAGGCAAGAACTTATACAGATGTATGAAAAAGAATGGGAGTTAGCTAGAGAAGAAGATAGAGAAAGAGCAAGTTTCTATGTACAGCCTAAGGTTCGTGGGTATGCATAATGGGGAAATACGCGAGGGGTAAACACGCGGTACTAATCGATGACCGATCAGGTTTTAAGATTAAGTACAAAGACGCTCGAACAGAGTGGAATGGATTTAGAGTTTACAAAGGTGACTGGGAACCTAAACAGCCTCAGTTAGATCCAGGTAAATATATCGAAGGATCTGGTCCAACGGTTTTATATAAACCAAGACCACCACAAAATACATCAGCGACCATAGTACAACTTGGTCCGTTGCATGGAAAGTATTCTGCACAATGTGCAGCTAATTTAGGACGCGTTGCGGTTGGCAAAGGCGAAGATGCTCAAGGCTTCCAAGTAAATAGTGTTCTAAATGCAACTGGTATAGCGATTGCTATTGTCATACAAATTGATAATACAATGGCACCACCAACAGCTACAAGTGCACTTGGTAGTGTAACTATAGCAGCATCGGAATCTGCAGAAGGATTCGAAGCAACATCATCATTAGGTGATGTAACAGAAGCTCTGATACAACCTGTATCATTGTCTTCTATAACTTCAACTCTTGGCTCAGTAGTAATTGCTACAGCTGAGGAGTCACCAGGATTTGAAGCAACTAGTACATTAGGAACTGTAGTTCTTAACGTATCAGATACAGTTTCTGGATTAGAACTAGGAACTATGACTGCTAGTTTAGGTAACACTGGATTGTTCTTTAACACTACAGAGATACCTCCAGGGATAGCAGGTACAGGTGGATTAGGCACATTAATACTTAATGGCGCTCATCCTGTGACTATGTCACAAATGACATCCACACTGGGATCAGTTACACCTGCAGTAATAACTGCAGTACCAGTGACTCTGTCAGGAATGACAGCTACACTAGGAACTGTAGCAGCAGTAACTCCAGGATATGGTACATATCTGTGGGGTACAGATGAATGGGGTAAATAATGGGATTAACATACGTACAACTTAAACAAGCTATACAAGACTGGACTGAGAATGACAGCACAGAATTTACTGCAGCTACAGGATCAGGTATTGCTCCTATAGATGTATGTATTGCTAATGCTGAACTTCGTATTATGAAAGAAGTTGATCTTACAGCATTCAGAAAAACAACTACAATTAACTTATCGGCAAACACTGCAACAGTGGCTATGCCAGAAGATTTAGTAGTATTGCGATTTTTAAGAATACAAAATGGCGATATGCTTTATCTAAAAGACGAAACATTTATTAGAGAATTTACTAAAAACCCTAGCGTAGCCGCAGGTAAAGGTACTGTACAGTACTATTCTTATCAGCGTCCTGGAACAGCGTACACATCTAGCAATAGAAATACAAATATTCTATTTGCACCCACGCCAAGCCTTGACACTACGTGCGAAATAGGGTATACTTATAGAGTACCAGGTTTATCAGCAAGTAACGCAAATACGTATCTTGGTGATAATTGTCAGGACACTTTGTTATATGCCTGCCTCATTGAAGCAGCTACATTTATGAAGGATCC